TGTATCAGATAAATTTAAAATACCTTGACCTCTTATCGTAAAAATTGAATTTGATATTATATCAATAATAGTGGATGTTTTTTTCAACCCAGAACTAGAAATTATATCAACTTTATCCCCTATTTTTAAAATATTTGGAATTTTAGTTGTTACATCATAAGTATCATTTGTTCCACGAGAGGTAATTGATTTTATCTCATATGATATTGGAATATTAAAGAACCAATCTTTAGAATAAACATCATTGGAATTTACCCCCAAAGTTCTAATTACAGAAGTGTCATTTTTGTAATGATATCTCGTGTTTCCTAAAATTTCTGTAGAGTTTAAAACCGATGTTACTCTTAATTTTACTAAAGAACCATCGGGAGCAAATGCTTCTGCATATGTATTAATTCCTACAGAAGCAGTATCTAAAATGGTTTTGGATACTCCAGAACATTCAAAAAATTGCGTTAAAGATTTTGAACTATAAGTAACAACACCTGTAGTTTGATCTCCATAATTGACCAATAATTCTCCACTTAATGGAAATCCTACAGTAGAATCTACATCAAAAACAGTAGCACCAACAGATACCGGACCGATTATTTTTGTTCTGGGGTGAACTGTAAATTTTCCAATAGTGGCGCCATTGGCAATTACATCTCGATCATATCCCGCGTCCAAACTAAATTTATAGTAAGTATGTCCAATTCCAGAAATTATTTTTTCAATATAAGTTATTGGACTACGAGCATATGATATGCTTCCATAATTATTTTGATATAGAGTTTGGTTAACTAAATTAGAAGGATCCCCAGAAATACTTTCTACAACTATATCATTAGTTAATCTGTAATGTGAATCTGATGGTCTAAAAAGATTTTCTTTTGGTCTAATAATATCAACATCTTTTCCATATAAAACTTTAAACAAAATTTTAAAAGATTCGTCAGTTCCTTTACTTTGATAAAAATCTTTAATTTGCTTCAGGAAAATAGACTGATTTAAATCTGAATACAGAGATCTTTCTTCAAAACCTGGAGAAAGTTGATACTTTATTTTGGTTAAAAATTCTTTTAAAAATAAAGAACTTAGGTTTACAATTTTTGCTCCAGTAAAGTGAGAAGTAGATTCTGTAGAGATAAAAGTTAATTGGTCTGGAATATTTTGGGTAGTGTAAGAAGTTATTCCACTAAACCCTCTAATGCATCCAGTGAAGGAATTTTCAGTAACTCCAGTATATGTAATTATTTCATCATCGATTTGAAGTAATCCATAAGACTTTGGAAAATTTAATGTTCCTTCACCATTTAATCCTAAGTCTACTGAGATAGTTGTATCAATATCGGTAATGTCTGTGCTAAGAGTAACATAGTCTGTAGTATTTGTTATTTCATCAACTTTTATATATTGATCTATATTTTGAATAAGATCAAAGGAAGCTCCTTTGAATTCTTGCGAAATATAATATTGAGAAAGAAACTCAGATATTAAAGGAAATTCCTCTTTTACATAAGCAGGAAGTTGATTATTAACAATATTACTGAATTGAACTCTTTTTTCTGTCATTTGTTTATGATCTTACTAAATTCCCGTTTGTGTAACTTGATGAAACAATGTAATTTGATGCTGATGGATCTAATCCCGAAGAAATTTCGTCAATCACCATTTCAAAATTACTCTTACTAATATCTAGTTGCAAATATAAATCCTGTAATCCAATTACGTCATTTGATTTTGGTGTCGCTGATATTTCAATAATTGGTTGTCCATCTTTTTGTTTTGCTGAAGTAATAATGATTGGATTGAGAGTAATAATACCTGAAGTATAATTAATTGTCGGTGTTGTGGAAGATGCATTAGGAACATTGAATAAGAAAATTGATCCGGTAATTCTGTTAGTATTTGGAATATCAGATAGATACACATCTTGTGAAATTCCACTTACTTTAAATGCTGTAGATTTCACATTATATCCACTCATACTATTAATGTGAAATTCATTTCCAAAACCAATTGAATACTCGGCAAAACTATTCAAAGAAACTCTAAGATCTCTTCTTATTTTAATATTCGTAATATTTGAAGTTACAGATTCGTGACTTTCATCAATTATTTTTAAAAACTTACTGTATTTAAATCTTGCGCCATACTTATTTAATTCTGTTGATTCTGAATACTTAGTTGCATTTGATTGAACAATGCTAGAAACAAAAGATGAACTGGGGGCAAGATTGGTGTTATAATAAACTTTAGAATCTATTTCAATATAAAGATATTTTAAATCTAGAATTTCTGGTACAATACCAGATACTGCATATTTTTTGAGTTTAAGTTTAATATTTTCTTTGACTAGATTTGAAAGAAAATCTCCGCTTCTTGGTTTAATGCTAATAAAAACCTTTCCATACTGTGGTGGAATTAATTCTTCTCCACCAAATACAGATATTGATTCTGTTTCTGGATAAATTTTTGCAGGTATTAATGTTTCGTAATCATTTGCCGTTACTGCTCTATTTTGTGACGAATATATTCTTGGCGCGTATTTTTTTATTGATTCCAAAGATTCAATATTTTCTCCACCAGAAGCAATTAACCCAGTAGTTAACAAAGAAATTCCCGATGTTACCGTATATTCTGTAGAGTTTCTTGTATATGTTAATCTTCCAGAATAAGAAAATTGACTTACTCCATTTGCAGAATCTCCATTTGTAGTAATATATGCTACCTCTATATAATTTCCCTCTTCAAGTGCTTTTCCAAAAACATTATCTCCAAAAATTAATTCATATCTTTCATTTTCAATTTCCTGAATGAAATATATTTCAGACTCTTTATTAATTTCAAAAAGGCTGTCTTGAAGATTATATTTTACGGAAACTGATGATTGTTGATTATTTTTTACGATTACCGAAATTAAATCAGTATCGATTCCTGAGTTTGGTAAGATATATTTTTGATTTGGATTTCTAGACGTATATGTAAAATTTGAAGTTAAAAGTGTTCCTTCGTAGATCAATATATCATTAAAAGTTGCAATACTATCAAAGACGGGAACTGTAATATCCTCTAATATTGAAAAGACGAAAGATTGATTGCCAAATGTTCCTGAAGTGCTTGCTACCGGACCTTTTTTGAGAGTTAATGAAACTGGAGTTGGTACGATGCTGGAACAGTCTACAAAAAAACTTATTGTTGCTCTAGATGATTTTTTTGATCGCGGAACATATCCAATATTTCTTGCAAGTGCAACAACATTTTCTCTAAGTGTCGCACTGTCAATGAATACCTCATTTGCAACCATATTTGCATTATATGAGGTAATGTATGTGTTATATGCCAAAACATCAAGAATTGTTGAAAGGTTAGACCCTTCGAAGTCATAATCTGTAAAATTTGAATTTGCTTTGAGGTAGTCTCTAAGCGTTGTTTTAATCTGGTCAAAATCCAGATTTGTAAAATTAACTAACGGCATTTACCTTGTTGGTTGCAATACAAATTGTAGTTGTTGCGCTGGAACATCTGCTCCAATGATATTATAGATTACTATTACATCAAAAGAGTTGTTATCATAATCCGGATATGCTTTAACATCAATTAATTGAACTCTTGGTTCATAATTTTGAATTGATTGTTTAATTTCATCAACAATTACTGATGCAGAGATATCATCAATGTTTTCAAAAAGAGTCCTGGAGATGTTTGATCCAAAATTTTCATTAAAAAATTTTTCTCCGGGAACAGTAAATACAATATTACGAATTGAACGAGAAATTGCAGATTCATTTTTAAGGGCAATCAGGTCATTATTCAAGGGATTAACTTGAAATGACATACTAACATCTTTAAAACCCTGACTTACCCTTTCTAGAGGCATTAGATATGATAATTCTGTCTTATTTATTAACTATTTTTGGACTCATAAAGAGGTTCTGTTCCATACTCCCAGTCATCATAATCCTCATCGTTACGAATTTTTTCGTGAATTTCATTTTGATGAAAAAAATCATGCTTTTTTGGTGTTAAATCATCATTTTTAATCTCACGAAGCATCTTTTGCTTCTCTATTTTTGATTCCCAACCATATTCTGATGATAAAAATTCAGTTCCCCACTCATTTTTCATAAAATTTTCATCTTTATCGACTTGTTTGGTCATTTTTTTGCTCCTGATTTGTTAAATCAGAACTTTTTACGGGGTTGCTATCCCGAATTTCTTTAATTTCGTACATAAAATCGTCTGATGTCTCTATTTTACGACGATTTTCAACAGAATATTCGGTTAAATCAATTTCATATCCTGGATTTTTGGTAATTCTGTTGCGAGTCCATGCATCGTCATACCATAAAATCTTATTATTTGGGTATGCATAGAAGTTTCCATTGTCCATTTTGAAAAAATGAGCACATTTGTGCTCTGGAGTCTCACTAAAGTTGGTATTCAACGTTGATTTTGATTCCCATGACCAATCAAGAGTGAACATATAGGTTCCTTCATTCTTTTTCCCCTTATAGTTGATCAGTTCAGCACGTAAGTTAGACAATCTTGAACGTACTTGAACATCAATATAAGGAGAGAAACAATCCCACCACATACACTCTTCTAATTCTGGAACTGGTGCATCAGGTTTCCAACAAAATGCGTGAATCGGTCTACGAGTCCAGTTCACCCCATTCTCTAAAAACGCTTCAAAGAGGGGTACGTGCTTCTCTAAGGACGCTACAGAGTGTACATCGCATAAAGTTACCTCTCCGTGCCCTTTTTTATGATTATAAAGAAACTCATTACGAATATAACAAGTAATCGTTGGAAGGTTGTGATTTAAATAAGACATTCGGAAGTTTTTCCTGTTTTTGGTTTTATGATTTGGGATTTCCGGATTCCTTCAAGACGAGCAACGACGGCGCTTCCGGTAATTAGTTATAAAAAATAAAAAAAGCACTTAGATAAACCTCTAAGTGCTCTGAAGATTATTTACCTTGTCCTCGATAAGGTTTTTTTGCTTTGTTTCTGCTGGTTGCAGCATACTTTGTATTCTTCCCGAGTCCCTGTCGAGTATTTTTTGGGTGTGATTCAATTTGTGCTGAGCCACTCAGAGATTTACGATTTGCCATTAAATTTCCTCCAATTCAATGAGTTCTGGATATAATTCTTCTCCTTCATAAAACTTTTCAGAGAAGTCTTGAAGAATCTCACTACATTCTTCTGCAGTGAGATTCATATAAATTTTACGTCCTTGATAAAGTACGTTATATTTCTTCATTAGATAATGCGAGTCTTTTCGTGCCCAACACGGATACGGGGATCACACCAGATCTCAAATCCTGCATCTTTTGCATCAAGACAGAATGAAACATCCTCGCCACACATATCTTGAACATTGCCAGACTCAAAGACTTGCATCTTTGGAGCAAACCAAGGATACTCAAGATTTTCAAAAACACCTTTTTTAATCAGAACCCAACCAAATCCTGTATAATCAACAGTAAAGGGTTTTTTACGTTTTGAGATTGATTCTACAGTTTCGTGATTCATCACTCCACCATTCTTACGGAAATCATCTTCCTCTAACCAGTGTGCGACAGAAGTTGTGTGTCCATCTTCAGTCGCATACCACCCAGCAGTGATTTCACGTTCTGTGCCATCTTCTGAAAGAG